AGTATTTAATAAACCTCTGTTTGCCCATACCCTTTAAGAATTTATCCTGGTTAGATCTGAATTCTTCAATTTTCTCAGCTTCTGGATAGAATCCAGTCCCTTTTATTTTATCTGATATAAATTTATTAACTCTATTAGTGACAATATGTTCATCAATAAACGCTAGCGTAGACGCATCACCAGTGACTTTGATAAAGTCTTCTTCCGTCATGGTTTCTTTAAGTAATGGTATATATTGCTGAGTGATTAATCTTTCAATAAAGAATCCCATATTTTCTTGGACCAATACGAACGTATCTCGTATATGCTTGTCCTGTGTTAATGTCGCTGTTGCAGATTCAGATGCTTTGCCGGCTTCACCACGATTAATATCAAACGAACCAGTGACTCTATCAGACATCATGTATGCACGATCCTCATCGGTATAAGATGATTGTCTAAAGTCCTGGACCTGTAACTGCTTTATGTCGTTATTTATATTTGTTACTGCAAGTCCACCACCAGCGGTGATCGAGCTTAACATATCTGGAGTTATTCCTGATCCTTTTCGAATTAGGAATATACCATTCTGGAGAACCATATTATTGGCCTTCCTGATATTTACCACAAGATTCGTATATTCCTGCAGGCCGAATAACATTTCTGCTACTCCACGTCCATACCAGCGCCCATGTACACGCCTATATTGACATTCCTCATATGGTTTTCTACCATCTTTTCTTGGATTTTTTCTTATTAAAAGTATAACGCTTGGCGCTCCAATACCAGCTGCTACCACATGCCCATCAACCCACTTATCATCATCTTCATGATCTTCGGTTATCCATGATTTCTTTACCTTGCCCCACATTTCCCAGATCTCGGTAAATGGTATAACATTAGTACCGGTCACATTGAACACATCCCAAATTCTTGGTATATTTGTGGTATATGGTATAGCATCAATATTTTCCCATACACTAGAATAATTATTTATATCTGCCTCTGATTTTATGCTTCTTTCAAGTATACTGCCATCTTGCATGCTTGGTGCCGATGGGTCAATCCATAGATTTAGGAGATCAACTATTGTAGAACATATTTCTTTTTCTCCTTCTATTTCATCAACATATGTTTTTACAACAACGGTTCCGTCTCTTGCCATCACTCTGGTCAGGTCATTTAATAACTGACCGAAATCCATTTTCTTTAAAACATTCAAAACAGCTGCGCGAATTAATGGTGTTATATGCACTGCGGCTGGAGTGCCCGGTGTTATTAAAATATCTTTTGTATCTAGATCAATACTTTTAACAACTGATTCAACAGACCATTCAGTCAATGGCACCCAAGTTTTCTTTTCTCCAGTTATCTCATCGTATTGACTTTCAAATATACCAGAATAATATCGTCTAGCCGTCTCTATCACCACCCTCATCAAGTAAGATTCTTTTTGTGTTACAAAAACAGATGCATCATCCCACGCAGACTTAATCGTGCGCATCGCTGTGATCGCTTCTTTCTCAAATTCGTTCGGGTTGTAGTTAGATGTGTTTATATTGTTTGGCATATTTATTTATAGTTTTTAGTAATAGCACGCATTCTATAAACCTGTTCAGTATCTATATTCTGTTCAAGTTCTCTCATTTTAGCAATACCCAGATGCCAATTTTGTAATGCATCACGGGCATCAGACGTCCTGCCAAATCTTCTGTATATATCATAAAGCATACCTTCTGAAAGTATGCCAAGAAAATCTTTTGGTATACCAGGCACAGCTGCCGAACTCGTCATTTCATTTGGTCTTTTAATCCAGTATATTCTTAAATTATCGTTGTTTTCAGCAACATCATCAGTTGATACCGGTATCGGAGCAACCCAAACTGACCGATCTTTAAACCAGTACTTTGGATCACCTTGGCTAAAAGATGCGTTGATATCGCTATCAAGCATTGTGGGATTATTCATTTCCTGTAACGATATTGGATCTGCAACCATCCAGTTTGTCCCATCATAAGAGATTTCAACTCTTAATAGTTTAATTAATCCTCCACCATATATTCCGTTGTCGCCCGCACCGGTAGTGTCGTCTATTGGCAGGGCATATTCTCTTTGATCTGACTCGAGATCTGTGCTTGATATTTCCGCATATATATCCTCGTTTAATCCGATAAGTTCACGGACTAGAAGCGAGAAATATTTATTTGCAATTGGCAGTAATACTGTATCTGGGAGGGTTGTGGAATCCTTTCCGGACAATCCCCTAACATCAGTATACACATTACTTAGTGTCTGGTAGCTACTTGGCATAATAGATTCTTATATTTTAAGTATACCATATTTCATTACATTTTTCAACTATTCTATGTAAAACGTCTAACTGCTGGTAAATACTTATTATATTTTACGGTATCATCAAGCGGGTCATCCTGTAGTTTCCAGCAGGCTAGGGCTAGTGCATTTAACGTATCGTCTGGCCTTGCCGATCCCAGTTTAATTAATCCACTTTCCATTATTTTATATGTAAATGACCGTATTTCCTCAATAAGTACGGGTATTTTAGGGAATCTTATAGTACCACGTTCCATGAATAATGATAGTTTATCTATAAGCATTGTCTTGGTTTTATTGGTATATTTAAATTCTGTGTCAACATTAGCCCCAATTTCCATAAGATTCTCTGAGAACATATCGCCACCATGCCCAGTTGCATCAAGTATTATTTCTCCACCAAAATATCTATTTGATATATCAAGAACTTTTTGTCGCATATAATCCCACGACATCTGATTAACCCTATAAAACCCCACTAGTCTGTGTGTCATCCTATCCATTACACAAACCACTGTAAAATCTTCTAACTTGGCTATGTCAACACCAATATAATATAAATGTCCTTCAATCGGATTCTCAAACCACTCATGTTCATCTGCTATAATAATAGAATCGTCTATACACCTATCCCAATTCTTGAATCTAGTCCCAGTACCCTCTTTAAATTCTCCAAGATATTCTGATATCCATCTACTTCGTGGAGTAGATCTTTTTATTGCCCCTAATTCAGTAACGCTTATAGCTGGATTATTTGTCCCAATTATATTACCATCAATATCTTCTAATGCTGTTGGAAATTTAAATGAAACATAATCAGGATCTTTTACGGGGCTATCTTTAAGCCCCATTCTGTATGCGTTATAAAACCAATTATATCCAAACGGGTTTGATATCATAAATGCACGGCCCTTAGACCCATCAGCTAAGTTTGGACGAATATATCCATCCCAAATTCCTTCATCCATTCTTGCAGCCTCGTCCATAACAGCAAGATTTATTCCTTTACCAAGTAATGATTCTGGAGTTTCAGTTGTTTTCATCCATAGTTTTGCCCCAGTGGTTTTGTTCTCAATTATTCTATCATGCTTATTAACTCTAAATGGTCCATATTCACCTTGGAAATATTTATCTATCCACTCATCAATATAATCCCATATGCGAGAAGCCAACTCATAGTTTGGACCAATGACCCAAATATTGTGTCTCGGCATAAACATTTCTCTCAATGCTAGATATGCACCCAGAGTTGATTTACCTAAACGTTTTGCAGACGCGACTACAGTAATACGCCCCATCCCTTTTAGAATTTCTTTCTGTACAGGATGGGGATAAAATTTAATTATATCCTTTAGTGCCGAGTAATTTACTTTTTTCATTATACGACGTCAACCCTTTCCTCTTCTATTTCAACTCTACCATATCGTAAGTCTTTAGTGTCTGGAAAATCTTCTTCAGCCTCGGTGTATACTGGGTCTGTAATTTCCCGTATCTTTTGATCAGTCACAACTTTATCAGTAAACATTGCATGCATCTTACCCATGTTTTCTAATAGTCTTGTTTTTTCAGCGATAGTAGAGTGATCACTGTTATATAGTTTATACATTTCTTTCTTAACGAAATCTGGAGTGACATCTTCAAATAATAATTCTGCCACAAGTTTTGGATCTTTCCTTCTAACTCTTTCTAGTACTCTATGTGCCATAGATCTGACGCGTGCTGACTCCAACCTCTTATCGGGGTATGGTTTAATTTTATATACCGCCCTAAAGGCTTCCGACATATTGCCGGTCTGAGAGTATATGTATACGAACTTACGTTCATTTACACTTACACCACGAGGCTTCCTATATTTATTATCAAACGGATTCCACGGTGGGTGGAAGCCCTTTCTAGCCTTGTATCCATGCCATCTCTGGTCATCTGGGTCCCAATATGCCCCAGTTGGGTGCGGATGTTCCCTTGTATATAATGTTTTTGGGTCTATTTCCGGAGTTTCCGGAACTTTTTTATCGTCTTCCATATATCTAAGTATAACACACTTTAATTTTGTTATCAAGTGTATCTAACAAAAACCCCCTTTCGGGGGCTCTCATCGGTCGCGTTTTTGTTTGCATTTATGTAACCAGATCGGCGGAACAATTAAGGCAATAACCCGCCTCTTACGTTATACTTCCTATAACGCTAATGTTTAAGCATATTAATGGATTCCTTTCCCGCTTTCTGTCTATCTTACACATCACTGTTACTACGTTTCCCTCGGCAATAGATTGTTTATTCTTTTCATACACCCCAGAGAATACGGGCACTTCCGTAGAACCTGTCGAGTCTAGTACTGTTATGACATACATAGATGCCTTATTCTTTAGTATTATTTTCTTAACGCCAGATATCACCCCGCCTATCTTGACAGTTTCCCGATTATATGTTGCTAATTTAGATATATCTAATGTCCCGTGTCTTCGTATCATATCTTGATATTGCCTTGCTGGATTAGACGATATATAGAATCCTAATAATTCTTTTTCCCAAGATAATTTCTTACCAACAGTTACTTCGGAAATATTTGGTAATACAAGCTCTGGCGCTAAATCTCCACCTTTAATAAATTCAACAATTGGTTCTGCAGCAACTAATAACTGATGTCTATTTGGATGTAATACTTCTAATGATCCTGATTTAGCCAACACTTCAATAACTTTTTTATTTATCCCAACGTCTGAAATTCTATTTATAAAATCTAATAATGAAGTGAACGGTCCATCTTTTCTTTTCTCAATAATATTTTCTAATACTTTAGAATGCATTCCCTTAATCGATGACAATGCAAACTTTATAATATTACCAGTCCCATAAAAATTATATTGACTCTTATTTATATCCGGAACCAAAACTTTTATTCCCATATCGTTTAATTCAGCCAGTAGTTCTGCGATTCTTTCTATATTGTCGTCTGAATTCATTTCAGAAATCATAAACTGTAATGGGAAGTTTGCTTTTAAGTAAGCGGTCTGATAAGCAATGGTTGCATATGATACTGCATGTGCTTTATTAAATCCATATCTATCGAAGGGAAGAATCAATTGCCAGAATTTTTCTGCCACATAACTTGATATACCATTTTGTTTACAACCATTCTTAAGTTTACTTTCTTGTTTCAATAATAGTTCAGTGTCTTTCTTTCCAATCGCTTTCCTTAACGTATCGGCTTCTGATAGTGTAAACCCTGCTAATGCACGACAAGCAGCCATCAACTGTTCCTGATATATCATGATACCATAAGTATCCTTCAGTATTGGTTCAAGCAACGGATGTAGGTACTCTACTTTTTCTTTTCCATGCTTCCTAGCGATATAGTTAGGGATAAGATCCATTGGTCCTGGTCGATACAATGAAATCATTATGGTTATATCGTTGAATTCAGTTGGAACCAATTCTTTCATATACCTTTTCATTCCCGCAGATTCCATTTGGAACACAGATGTTGTTTTACCTTGTTTTAATAGATCAAAGGTTACCTTATCGTTGTAGGGTATCGTGTCTAAGTCAATATTAAATCCTAATTGTTCTTTAACCAGTTTGATGGTATCGCTTATGACTGATAAGTTTCTTAAACCAAGGAAGTCCATCTTCAATAACCCCATTTCCCCAACCATGTTCATGTCATACTGGGTAGTAACGAAGTCATCACTGCTAGTGGACCTTTGTATCGGGACGTACTCACTTAAGGGTCTATCAGATATGACAATACCACAAGCGTGGGTAGATGCATGCCTAACAACCCCCTCAAGGGCTATTGATATGTCAATTAGTTCCTTAGACCCTCTATACTCGTCTTTTACTTCCTTTACGGTCTCAACGGCGTCCTTTAACGACATATTCATAGGTATTGCCTTGGCTATACGGTCACATACCTTTAAATCAACCCCCATTGCCCTCCCAGCGTCCCTAACGGCGGTTCTGGCGAACATAGTACCAAATGTGATGATCTGAGCCACATGGTCCTTGCCATACTTCTCTGAAACGTACCTTACTACCTCATCCCGACGCCTATCCTCAATATCCATGTCAATATCGGGTGGACTTATCCTGTCTGGGTTCATAAAACGTTCAAAGTACAATTCGTGCTTAATAGGATCTATATCGGTTATGTTTAGAAAGTAGGATATGATACTCCCAGCAGCTGAACCACGTCCAGGCCCAACGATAATCCCTCTCTGTTTTGCCCAAGATATGATATCATTGACAATTAACATATACGTGGCGAACCCAGTCTTGGCTATCACTCCGAGTTCATACTCGAGCCTATCAACGTACTTTTTGTTATTGTGGAGACTCCTATCCCTCATCCCCATAACTGTTAAGTCCTGTAGGTATGAGTCTGGCGTCCTTCCTTCCGGTACATCAAAGTGCGGAAGTTTGAATTTACCCAGTTCTAACTCTAAATTGCATCTATCCGCCACTTCTCCCGTATTACCAACCGCTTCTGGCACATCTTTGAATAAATTAAGCATTTCTGTAGGTGTGAGCACCGAGAAGTCGTCC